TTGCTATTTCAGCAGCATTAGACAAATATGGCGTTGTTTACACATCCGCCGATAAAAAGTCTAAGTTGGTGCCTTTTATTAGTGCTGAAGATCTCGATTTTCTTAAAAGGAAATTTATAAAAGGTGTTCATGGTGAAGGTACCATTGCTTGTCCTTTAGATGAGGACTCAATTTTGAAAATGCTCACTGTTGTTGTTAGAAGTAACACAATTACTTTTGACCAACAGTGTGCTGAAGTTATTTTAGCAGCAAATCGCGAATACTTTCAATATGGAAAGAAGATTTGTAATGCTAAAAAAGAATTTTTGGATTATTTGGTCGACAAATATGATTTGCGACCTTATTTACCCGAAGGTGTTTTATATGATTATGACACCTTTCATTGTAAACTTTATGATAATTAGACCGCGACGTCTCAAAACTAATTGACCGAAAAGTCTCGAAACTATACGACCGCGATGTCAGAAAAACTACGACAACCCTATTTTTCCGGGTATTGCCCGTTGTCATACTAGAATGCCAAAAATTCAAATTAAGCCGGAGGGCATAAACTTTCGCAGCTCTTGCTGCTCACATTCAGGTTGTACCTGTAAATACTGCTTTTATCATTCTCCGGATGATGATTGCGCCGTGGAATATCTTAGTCACTTGTTTCGTCGTCATGATAACGAGCAAAAAGAATATGTTCCACAATCTGATCCTGTAGCACAATCAGGCACAGAGAAAAATCTTGAGGTTAATGAAACTGAAGCTGGTCTCGATCATGAGACCAATGTTGAATTTTCTGATCCAGTTAAACAATACGACTTAGTTGTTGGACGTAAGCTGGAAGATTTAACTTACAAGATTTCCGAGGTTGGTAAAGAGGATGATTTATCTACATTTATGAGTAGACCAATCCGTATATTTACCAAGACTTGGGAAGTGGGTGAAACTCCTAATTATGTAAACGAGTTTAACCCGTGGTTATTGTTTTTACAAGACCCTAAAGTCGTCAATAAACTTGAGACTTTTAAATTGTTACAAGGAACTTTAATGCTTAAAATAATGGTTAACGGTTCTCCGTTCCATTATGGCAGAATGTTCGTGGGTGTTAGACCTACGCGTTTTGATAACAATACAAATTTAATTGATCCTGTTACTTCAACAGCGACTACCAATTATTTTGATCAAAACGCAGCAGCTTTTAAGAGCGTTAATGTTAACGCTTGCCTGTATAGTCAACGCCCCCACGTGTTCCTTGATCCTGCTACCAATCAGCCTCAATCTATTGAATGGCCTTTCTTTGTAGCAGGTAACTATATTGATTTGACCGATATTCGCACAGTTAACCGAATGGGAGTCATTGAAATGTGGGAGCTTTCAAAGCTCAAAC